CCATAGCGACCCGTAGACACGTTATGGAGGAACTCCTGAGGCATAGCCAGGAGGCCAAACAGGAAGGCACCAAGCTCAAGGCATTGGAGCTTATGGGTAGGGCAGTGGGTATGTTCACAGACAAGGTAGAACAGAAGGTGGAAGAGATATCCACCGACAGACTCAAGGCGGAACTGAAGACCAGCCTGGATCTGCTGGACAACGTGAAGCCGTTTAAACCCGTGAAAGCCGGCGGAAGGCCCACCGCATAAGGCTCCCAGGCCACCTCGACCCCCACCGCCCCCCACCCCCCCTAACGCCACGCTGCACACCCACGCTGTATACAGTTTAAAACTCTCATCCCATCACATCCCTTTTTCATGTCAACCCTATCCCCCTCCTCTCGTCAACACTATTACAAACCCGTGTCAACCATCCACCCCCTTGTTTCCTATGGGGTACCCTTTGTTTTTTATGAATGGCTTGTTTAAACAGCTTTGGTTATGTAAACTGAAAACAAGAGTTCGTGTTTAAACACCCCGGGGTATATATGCGGCGGAAAAGAAGAGACATATTGGAGTTGGCGGAAGATCGGATGAAGAGTCCGATACCGGTAAAGAAGGTCAGGAAGAAGAAGGAGAAGGTCAAGGGATTGACTGAGAGACAGGCTGAATGTTTGAGGATGATTAAGGTGTTTATGAAGGTCAGGGGGTTTACACCGTCATTGCAAGAGATTGCTGATTCGATGGGCATGAAAAGTCGAGCGAATATCTACAGGATTGTTGGGGAGTTGGAGGGGAAGGGATACTTGTCAACCAAGCCATATCTTGCCAGGACGATTAAGTTAAAAGATGAGCGATCTGTTAAGCAAGGATGAAATAAAGCAGTACATGGATCTGCTGGATAGCTTACCGGCGGATTCTCCTCAGATAGAGAAGGTATGGGCTTTACTGAAGGCTCATAAGAGGGCTGTATGTAGGGAGTCTTTTTTGCCTTTTGTGAAAGAGATGTGGCCTTCTTTTATTGGGGGTAGACACCATAAGATCATGGCGGATGCCTTTGAGAGGGTCGCCAATGGGGATTTGAAGAGGTTGATTATTAATATGCCGCCTAGGCACACCAAGAGTGAGTTTGCGTCTTATCTGTTCCCCGCTTGGTATCTAGGTAGGTTTCCAGAGAAGAAGATCATCCAGACCGCTCACACGGCGGAATTAGCTGTTGGTTTCGGCAGGAAGGTAAGGAATCTGGTGGGTTCTTCAGACTACCAAGGGATATTTCCAACAAAGTTGTCTGCGGATTCCAAGGCTGCTGGTAGATGGAATACACACAAGGGCGGGGATTACTTTGCTATTGGGGTCGGCGGTGCAGTGACCGGTAAGGGTGCGGATGTGTTGATCATTGATGATCCGCATTCTGAACAGGAGGCCATGCAAGGCAATCCTGGGGTATATGACAGGGTGTATGAGTGGTACTCATCTGGTCCCCGGCAGCGTTTACAACCTGGCGGAAGCATTGTGGTTGTTATGACCCGCTGGTCAAAGAGGGACTTAACAGGCCAGGTGATTGCTAACTCAGTAGCTAGGGAAGGCGATGAATGGGAGGTCATTGAGCTTCCTGCCCTCCTTCCGTCAGGTAAACCCCTCTGGCCTGAGTTCTGGAAGAAAGAGGAACTGGAAGCGATTCGGGCGGAAATCCCTGTGGGGAAATGGGAAGCCCAGTATCAACAGAATCCCACCTCAGAAGAGGGAGCGATTATCAAAAGGGATATGTGGAAGATCTGGGAGGATGAAGAACCCCCTAGATGTGAATACATCATCCAGTCCTGGGACACCGCCTTTGAGAAGAATAACCGAGCGGACTACTCAGCCTGCACCACATGGGGGGTCTTTTATAAGACCAATGAAGAAGGTTTTGACTATGCAAATCTGGTTTTGTTAGACGCCTTTAAGGACAGAATGGAGTTTCCTGAACTTAAAAAGACGGCCTATGAGATGTACCGCCAATGGCAACCAGACACCCTGATTGTGGAAAAGAAAGCCGCCGGTGCCCCTTTGATTTATGAGATGAGAAAGATGGGCATCCCCATGTCGGAATACACACCAAGCAAAGGTTCGGATAAGATAGCCCGTGTAAACGCTATATCGGATCTGTTTGCATCCGGGCTGGTGTGGTGTCCAAACAAACGCTGGGCGGAAGAAGTCATGGAGGAATTGGCCTCCTTTCCGAACGGTGACCATGATGACCTGGTGGACTCAACCAGTCAGGCTTTATTGCGATTCAGACAGGGCGGATTTATTCAGATACCGACAGATGAAGATGACAAAATGTTTGTCCCTAAAAAGGCTCGGTATTACTAAGGATTGATTATGGCTATCGAAAAAGCACTCACCCAACCTCCCGTCGGTATTCAGTTTGAACCCGCCTTGGAAATAGAAATAGAAATAGAGAAGGATGAGGATGAAACCGAGGTTGAGGTAGAAGTTCGAGAGGTGACCTTCGAAGAGAATCTCGCCAAAGAGATTGATGAGAAAGAACTACAAAGCATTGCATTTGATGTCTTAGATGCCATAAAAACAGATATAGATTCCCGTAAGGACTGGGAAAAAACTTATGCAGACGGAATAAGACTTCTGGGTCTGCGGATGGAAGAACGGACAGAGCCTTGGGATGGAGCCTGTGGGGTGTTTCACCCGATCCTCTCTGAGGCGGTGGTTAGATTCCAGTCAGAAACGATCATCTCGACCTTCCCTGCCTCGGGTCCGGTTAAGACCCAGATCATTGGAAAAATCACCAAGGACAAGCAGGAAGCTGCCTCCCGAGTTCAGGAGGACATGAATTACCAGTTAACAGAAAAAATGCCTGAATATCGGTCAGAGCATGAGAAGTTACTCTGGTCCCTACCGATTACCGGATCGGCTTTTAAGAAGGTCTACTTCGATCCCAGTTTAAACAGGCAGGTGGCGATGTTTGTGCCTGCCGAAGACATCATCGTCCCCTACGGGGCGTCTGATTTGATGTCCTCCCCAAGGATTACCCACCGGTTAAGGAAGACAGAAAACGAAATCCGAAAGCTTATGGCTCAGGGTTTCTACCTAGACATCGATCTTCCTGATCCAGATGACACCAAAACCGACATTGAGAAGAGACAAGACCAAGAAACCGGTATGTCGGCAATGAAGGATGAGCGGTATGTCATCTATGAAGTGCATTGTGAATATGACTTACCGGGCTTTGAGGACACAAAAGACGGAGAAACTACCCAAATAGCCCTCCCGTATGTCATCACCATGCTCTCCACCGGAGAGATTCTGGCGATCCGCAGGAATTATCTAGAGGATGACCCCCTAAAACAGAAGCGTATGCACTTCGTGCATTACATCTATGTGCCTGGATATGGCTTCTATGGCTTTGGATTGATCCATTTGGTCGGCGGATTTGCTGAATCTGCCACCTCCCTTCTCAGACAACTGGTCGATGCGGGTACCTTATCCAATCTTCCAGGCGGATTTAAGAGTAAAGACCTGCGGGTTAAGGGTGATGACACCCCCATAGCCCCAGGTGAGTGGCGAGATGTTGATGTAACGGGCATGACGATCAAAGATTCGATCATTCCCCTGCCCTATAAAGAGCCTTCAGCGACCCTATTTAACCTTTTAAACACCATCGTTGAAGAAGGACGCCGGTTTGCCTCTGTGGCGGACCTCAAAATCGCCGATATGTCGGGTCAAACCCCGGTCGGCACCACCCTAGCCATCCTAGAACGGACCCTAAAGGTCCAATCGGCGGTACAGGCCAGGGTACACGTTGCAATGCGGCATGAATTTAAGCTTCTTGCCAGCATTGTTCGGGATTACACCCCGCCAGTCTATAACTATGAGACCGAAGGTGGCCCTCTTGCCAAGATGTCTGACTACGACTTGGTAGATGTCATCCCTGTCTCTGATCCAAACGCTTCCACCATGGCCCAGAGGGTGGTTCAGTACCAAGCCGCCCTTCAATTGGCCCAAGGAGCGCCTGATATCTATGACATTCCCCTGCTGCACAGGCAGATGCTGGAAGTTTTAGGTATCAAAGATGTCCAGAAGATCATTCCCTTAGAGGATGATTTCAAACCCAAAGACCCTGTCTCTGAGAATATGGACATTCTCAAGAGCAAGCCAGTAAAAGCCTTCCTATATCAGGATCATCAGGCTCATATGCAGGTTCATATGAACGCCATACAAGACCCGAAGATCCAGCAACTCGTTGGGCAGAGTCCCAATGCCAACGCCATCCAGGCCGCTATGCAGGCCCATATCGCCGAACACCTGGCATTCCAGTATCGAATTGAAATTGAGAAGATGCTCGGTGTTGCGCTGCCTCCAGAGGACGAAACTCTGCCTGAAGACATTGAAGTTGAACTTTCCAGATCCCTGGCTCTTGCTTCTGACAAGTTATTGCAGAAAGACCAGGCGGAAGCTCAACAACAGCAAGCCCAACAACAAGCCCAAGATCCTATCCTTCAGCTTCAACAAGCTGAACTCCAGCTTAAACAAGCTGAGTTCGAGCATAAGAAAGCGATGGATGAAGCAGAACTTGCACTTAAAGCCCAATCGGAGCAGGCCAAGAACGAGCGGGAAACAAAGCGCATTGACACGCAGGCGGAAATCGCCGGAGCACAACTTGCCATTAAGGCTTCTGATAAGCAGAAAGAATTAAATCTGCGATCTCAGGAGTTTGAAGGCAAACAACTTGCGGAAGGAGTAAGACTTGGACTTCAAGGAGTGGCTGGTAAAGGAAATAAAGGCTGAACAGCGCCTGTTAATTGATTCCGTTGCCTTTCAACCTGCGCCAGATTATTCGGCGTATAGAGAGCTGTTGGGTGAAATAAAGGGTCTTCAGAGAATAATTCGTTTATTGGAGGATTTACCGGATGAGTGACTTAAAGATGCCCGTTCCTATGGGCTACAAGATATTAATTGCCGTACCTAAGCTTGATCAAACCTTTGAAAATAGCAGCATTGTCCGCCCCGAACACCTTCTTAAAAAGGAAGAAACTGCGACCGTGGTCGGTATGGTGGTAAAGCTTGGTTCTCTAGCCTATCGGGATATGGATAAGTTTCCAGATGGCCCTTGGTGCAAGGAAGGGGACTTTGTTCTGATGCGAGCCTACTCAGGAACCCGCTTTAAATTGATGGAAAAAGAGGGTGAACAGGAGTTTAGGTTAATCAATGATGATCAAGTTGAAGCCGTTGTTGAAGATCCCCGGGGGATAACCCGTGCCTAAAGGAGATGACATGAGCGAGGAAAAGGTTGAGTTTGAAATTGAGGACGAATCCGTCCAAGAAGTTGAAAACAAAAAAGATGACATTGAGGTTTATGACGATACCCCGGAAGAGGATCGGGATAAGCCACATCTGGGAGACGTAGAGGTTCCCGACGAGGAAATCTCCCAATACAGCAAGAACGTCCAACATCGGTTTAAACAGCTATCTAGGAACCTGCATGATGAGCGCAGGGCCAGGGAGGCTGCTTTAAGGGAGAAGGAAGAAGCCCTGAAGTACGCCAAAAGCGTGGCGGAACAGGCAAGACAGCTTCAGCAGCGGCTTGCTCAAGGGGAAAGTGCTCTCCTAGAGACCCATAAGGATCGGGTTACATCCCGTATGACACAGGCGGAAAGGGATTATAAGGAAGCCTATGAGGCCGGTGACACCGACAAGATGCTTGAGGCGCAGAAGAAGATTTCCAATTACACCGCAGAACAGCGGGAAATTGACAATTACAAGCCTGTATACCAAGCTCCTTTACAACAGCCCCAAAATAATGTACAAATCCCACAAATCGTCCCAGATGAGAGAACTCGTGAATGGGTCGCCAGAAATGAATGGTTTAATAAAGACCCAGAAATGCGAAGTTTTGCATTGGGCGTACACGACAAATTAGTCGCCAGCGGTATTAGTGCAAGTTCGGATGAGTACTTTGATCGCATCGAAAAACGGGTGCGTGAGGTATTCCCAAACCAATTCGGGACTAAGAAACCCGCCAACGTCGTTGCTCCAGCATCTAGATCCTTAGGATCAAGCAAGATCAAGTTGAGCAAAACCCAGGTCGCCATTGCAAAGCGTCTTGGAGTCCCCTTGCAGGAATACGCTAAACAAGTAATGAAGGAGCAAAACGATGTCTAATCGCACACCTCGTGAACTAGAAACACGCCAAAATTCAGGAAAAAGATGGACCCCTCCGTCTTTACTGCCAGATCCAATGAAAGAAGAGGGTTACGGATATCGCTGGATTCGTTATTCAACGTTAAACCAGCCAGATGACCGAAACGTATCTTCAAAGCGTACCCAGGGTTGGGAGCCTATTCGGTTAGAAGATCATCCTGAACTTCAGACCTATGGCAAAAACTCAGGAAATGTAGAAATTGGTGGGTTGGTTCTCTGCAAGAATTCTAAAGAGATGATTGATCAGCGTAATGCCTATTATCGGAAGATGGCTGAAGATCAGGCTCAGGCAGTGGATGCAACCTTAATGCGAGAAAATGATCCTCGGATGCCGCTGTTTAGTGACCGTAAGTCCACTACCAGCAGAGGAAGAGGTTAAAAAGGAGTTTAAAAATGGCTTCAGTCGCTTCCCCTTACGGGCTACGACCGATCAACCTGATCGGCGGTCAAGCCTTTAATGGTGGCGTTATTCGGGAGTACAAAGTTGCTTCCAATAACTCTGCCGCTATCTTCAATGGTGATCTGGTTGTACTGAGTTCTGCGGGTTTACCCTCAGCAGTCGGTTCCAGCCCTGTTGCCATTAAGATTCCCGCAACTTCTGCTGATGCAACCGCAGGTATTGTTGGCGTGTGCGTAGGCTGTCGATATACAGATTCCGTTGGAATCATTCAGTATCGTCAGTACCTGCCTGCAAACCTCATTACCGGTGGCGCAACCGATGTATATGTCCGTGTGATGGATGATCCTGATGCTCTGTTCCAGATCCAAGGAACGGCGGCTCTTGGCACGTTCAACAGCGGAACCGGCGGCTCTGGCTGGCCTGGTGCAATCGGCAAAAACGCAGCCCTTGGTTTCAGCACTTCTGGTAGCACCGCTACCGGTAATTCCGGCATGAACCTTGTGGTCGGTAGCAATGGTGGTTCCCTTGCCGCTACGTCAACCCTTGCAGTTCGCATTGTTGACATGGTGGATGGAACTCAGACGGATACCTATCCTGAGTTTATTGTGAAACTCAACGTGGGCGTCCATTCCTACACCAACTCGCTTGGCGTATAAGGAGTAAGTAAAAATGGCTATTTCACGTTCCCAACTACTAAAAGAACTCCTGCCAGGACTTAATGCGTTGTTTGGTATGGAGTACCAGCGCTATCCCGAAGAGCATAAGGCTATCTTCGAGAC